TTCTGGTTCGTCTTTTAGTTCTTCTGGTTCGTCTTTTAGTTCTTCTGGTTTGGGGGGCCCTTGCTTTTCACGCTCAGCTTGCTCAGCTACGTTTAATTCTTCTGCAAACATGTCAGGCTGTGTGTCGTCACGTTCTTCACGAGCGCTTTCTTGACGCTCTTCAAACTCTCTTTGCTCTGCGCGTTCTTCTGGTGTAGTAGGACTATCATCTGTTACTTTAGTCCCTCTACCCTTTTTAACTAAAACATCTCTGAGCCCCTGTACTATAGCACCAGAGCCACCACCATAAGCGCCTTCTTCTAACACGCCCATATTAATAAGTTCTTGCTCGGGGTCGTACCCTGCCTGTACCAAGTTTTGTAGTATAGCGGCAGATGCTTCTTGCCCACCTTCTATTACAGCCGTGCCAGCCATACGTTTTAGTCTAGTAATAATCCCGTCAATAGTCTTACTGTCTATTCTATCTACCATTTTGTCCATTACATCAGACAATCCGGGGATTTTTAGTTTCTTAGCAAACCTTCCAAGGGAGATCATTTCGGTTAGACCAACACCTACACCTTTCATGGTGGCTATATTACGCTCTTCTTCGGTTGCACCTGCGGCTCTAGCACGCTCACTAGATTCACCCGCACCTGCTGCCCCCGACACTGCGGCTGCTATTGGTATCGCTGCAGGGCCAGCAAACGCTGCAGGTACAAGTCCTAATATAGAACCAACACCTTGGCCTAAGTTATACGCTATAGAATCTTCGTCTACGTTATCAAAAGAAAGGGCTTCTTGAGTTGCTAGGATCTTTTTACGTGCGGCAAGTTCTGCCTCTTCTTCAAGAGGAGCAATAGCGCCTAGCGCGGCTGAACTATATAAACCCACAGCACCCGTGGGTATACCTTTAAAGAAGTTACCAATCATACCAGTCTCTTCCGCACGTCCCACTTCTAAAGATGGGTACTTCTTGCGCTGTAGTTCGTTGTAGGCTTTTTCATAGAGCTCGCTTAGTTCTCTAGCTTCGCTCTCCAACCCTTGCGCCTTGGCGTTGTTATACGCACTTCTTATGTCTTGTAAGGTAGCCATTTGTTACCTACTTTAAACTTTCTACTAGGTCTTCACCTTTTGCACCAAGATCTATATTGCCGTCCAAAATGTCAGGCTCAGTTTTCGGGCCCGTAGAACTCAGATCACTTTCCTCAAAATTAACATTGTAAAGTTTACCTAACTCGGCCATTACTAATTTACGTGTAGGCTCACCAACGGTGCCTGAAATTAAATTAGCTAGCGCTATTATCATGTCGTATCTTTCTCGATCTTCTAGTTTACTCAGGTCTAGATTATCAATTTCGACCTGTTTACCATTCAAGAATATTTGCTTCTCTTTTGCTCTTTCAGCGTCAATTTTTTCTAACATTCCAAGCAAATAATTTTTGTTGTCTATGTTCTTCATTTCTAGACGGAAGTTTTGCTGTTCACTTATACCTGCAGCTTTAAGTGCCGCGCTAATACGCTCAGCGTTTTGCTCCATGTACATTTGCGTTTGTCCAAGCAACAGTTCTGCGTTTTGTGCGCCTATGTTTGCAAGTGATTGTAGTGCAGCTACTTTAGTGTTTTGGCTAATTTCAACTGCTTTAGCAACCTGATTATCGGCTTTCTCCAACGCAGCTATCTTAGTATCAAATCGTGACTTATATTGGTCTACCTTGTCTTGTTTGAACTCTAAAGTCTTTTCATTCTGGCTTCTTGACGCATCTGCAATACGTCTACCTAGCCCACTACCTGCACGCATATCTTGTAGCATCTGTGCACGTTGTACTTCAGGAGACATTTGACGTTCTTGCTCTTTAGCTAAGTCATCTTGTAAACCTTTTAAACCAGTGGGTTTATCTAACTCATCTACTTCGTAGCGCTCATCAAATCTTTTCTGCGCTACGTCTTGTATACCACCCTCACCAAATACATCCTTCTTAGCCATATCTCCAAGGGTACTCATAGTATCCTCACCGACAGCATCACTAGCCATATTGTCTTTTATAGCAGTTTGTTGTTCTGGGGTTATCGCGGTATCCATCCCCGCAATTTTTTCAAGCACCGCAGTAGTGTCGGTCATTTGAGGCCCGCCTTGACTGCTACTCATAGCAGCCAAAACTTTGTCGTACATAGGATCTGTTTTTGGCTGCTGACCTTTAGCTATTTCAGCAGATGTTACCACTGGCCCCGTGTTTGTGTTAGAGGTGTCCTGCAAAGAGTTAGGGTCTACATCTAGACTTTTTAACTCTTTTTGAAGTCTTTCTATTTCTTTCTGAACTTGTATTTTTTCGCCGATTGTGTCACGAGTGGGTTGCTGAGGGAATTTTGCAAGTTTTTCCCGCTCCTGCTTTAACCTCTGCATTAGATTATCTTTTAACACCGCTTTCTTTGCTGGATCTGTTGGCCCACCTTCAGAAAAACCAACAATACCCCCGCTAGCCATCATAGGAGGACGACCACCAGCCATAGCGGGTAAGCCACCCATAGGAGGTTTGGGAGCGCCACCCATAGGAGGACGACCACCAGCCATTGGCATAGGAGGTTTAGGAGCGCCACCCATAGGAGGACGAGCACCTGCAATACCACCTTGTTGCGGCGGGCGTTGAGGTTGACCTTTTTGCGCGGCGCGTTGCGCCATTATACCCGCAGTCTGATTAGTCATTTCATTCTGCGTCATACCCATGACTTTTTGTTCTAGCTGGTCTTTAATAGTGTTAGGATTTTGCTGTTGCGCCATTTGCAGTTCTTTGAGCGCCGTGTCTTTTTCACGAGCTATTTTTTGGGTAGCCATAACGTCAAGTAGATCTTTAGATACAGTGCTGGTTTTACCCTGCATCTGCATGCTATCTGCTTTGTCGTTAACCTGTTGGTCAATGTTTCCCATTATGCCTAACATTATGTAGTCTCCGTATTTATATTAGTGGGATCTTGTTGGTACCCGAAAAGTTTTAGTAAGTATTCTATGCCAGCTTGCCCTTGCTGAAGCTCTCCTAACGCGCTGGGCTCTGTGTAGCTCGTAGTCCTAGCCGAAACTGGTAGCCCCTGTAGCAATGACTGCATGTACTGCACCATCTTAGCGTCGTAATCACGTTCTTCTCTAAACTGTCCGTAGTCCGCAGCTATACCTTCAGAAGCTATATCACGTTGTGTTTGACCTGCATTCATTTGTGCTGCTAGGGTATCAAAACCATACTGATTAATGTTTTGTTGGTTTTGTTGCGCTCTATCCATAGCTTGAGTGAAGCCTTGCGCTCGCTGCGTCGCTGACATGTCACCGATACTTCTAGTTAGGTTGTTAGCAGCTTCGGCACGCAGTAGTGCGTCTCTTGAACCACCGAAAGCGCCCGCATTAGTTAACGCTTGTCTATTTTGTAGCTGAGTAATCTGGTCTTGTCTGCGCATATCAGCAGCAGTGCGATCAATAACATTCTGCTCATAGGGGTTCATAAACCTAGTTGCATCGTTAGGGTCAAATGCACCCATTTGATTTACTACAGAACTACTACTTAGTGGGTTGTTTAGAGTCAGAACACCGGTCATAGCCTGATCTTGCAAAGTGCTAGTTCCCGCAGTTAACGGGCCAGTGTATGCTTCATACGGACTTTCAGCTTCTGCTCTACCATAAGATAGCATGTCAGTTACATAGTCACCTGCCCAGTTTGCAAGTGCTCCCGACTGCCCTACCTCCTGACCTACTGGAGTTTCTTCTTGAGCATCAAATGTGCCTGTAACTGTGGAGCCTTCACTAAATTTAGCTATGCCCCCTTGAGCCATCTTAGGCATGAACTCTTGTGGGTTTATTTGTTTGCCTTGTTCTGGGTTGCCTGTACGTGCTGTACGAACACCATCCATCATACTATGTAACTGCTGTGCACCTGCATCGGAGTTACCGTTGCCTAGATGACTTACTACATCAGCAGGTATTACAAACTCACCATCACTCAAACGCGCTTCTTGTTTACCATCAATACGTGCAGGTACCTTGTCAGCCATACCATCTGTGGTACCACCTAAGTAGTAACCATTATTAAACAACTGACCACTTTGCATAGAGGCTAGACCCCCACCAGCATACTTGCGTACACTACCACCCATAGCCATACCACTGGTATCATCTGCAGCAGGGTTCATAATTGATTCGATTTCTTCTGAACTCTTACCTTCCATCTCTAGCTTTTGTCTCTGAGCTTTTTTCTCTGCATCAGCTACAGACATGGGAGTAAACTTTTCTTCTTCAGGTTTAGCGTATATGGTGTCTGTAAAGTAACGTCTGCCTTTACCTCCGGGCCTACGTTCATATCCGCGCTTGTAGCGATCTCCCCCAAAACGCATTGAGTTTATTTCAGAATCACTCATTTCTTCTAAACTGTCCGGGTCGCTAAAATCGCCCTTCATCATAGTACCCTGATTACCTAAATCCTGCGTAGTTAGTATGCCTAATCTAGAACCCTCGGTAGTACCTTGTGGTTGTTCTACACGTTTACGTACTTTTGTAAGCCTATCAATTCCACCCTGATACCCTACTTCAGGACGGTTTGGCTGTGTGTATTTGCTTATCATAGACGCAGCGCCTATGTTTAGTAGCTGCCCTACAGGGTCATTGGGATCACCCATTCGTTCTACTATGCCCTCGCCAAGATCTAGAGCCGAACCACCAATACTAGTTAGCAGGTCGCCTATACTACCTGTAAGACTATTACCTTGTTTAGTTAGCGAGTTGTCTTCATTACCATGTACAGCTGCAGCACTAGAACCGCCTGTGGAATCTTGGACTACTCCTGTACCACCTAAATACGTTGACATTACTTATCTCCAATAATTTTAAGTATTTCGTCAGTCTTATCTTTAATCATACCACCTTTCGCACGCCTTTGTTGTGGCAGTATTATATCATTTAAAAAGTTATCTCCATACATAGAAGCACTCTCATAAAATCCTTTTTGCTGGTCAGTAGCGAACACATTATCGCCAGCGAAATCATATATATAATCTATATTGGTTAAGGGGGCTTGTTGTTCCGTAACCTTACGCTCTTCTTGCATGGCTCTAACCAACTCTTCACGCTGTCTTCCTTCTGTTTGCGCGGTTAACATGTTTTGGAATTCAGTTTGCATGGCTAGCTGCGCTTCTAAATCTTGTTGACGTTGCTGCTCTAACTGCTGTTCAAACTCCAATTCAGCTTGTTCTTGTTCTGCAAATAACCCCGTGGCAGGAGTAAACTGAGAATCCGCAATAGTAGAATAATCTCCAGTATCTACCACATCTTGCATTAATCTTATGTCTTCACTGTCAAATGTATCATCATTATTAACATCATACAACGCATTATATTCATCTGATGCAGCTTCTAAATATGATTCCGCTAGGCTAATATCTTCTTGTGTTAATTCGTTAGCAGGTTTTCCTATTAAGTTGGCTAATACTTGTATGTCTCCGCTAACCGATTCTATGTCTCCTCGAGTAGCTAGATCCTGCAATTGCCCTTGAATAGTTTTAATATCCGTCTGAGCTGTAGTAATAGCGTCCTCAGCCGTATCTAAATCAGTTTGTGTAGCTGTACCTGATTGTAACAACGAAGTATAATTAGTTTCTGCAGTAGACAATCTATCAGTAGCTGCAGTCAAATCAGTTTGCAGGGTGTCTACTGTCTCTTGCGCAGCTTTAGTTTCAACATTAGCTTGTAGGGCAGTAATATCTTCTTGGGCAGTACCCAAATCAGTTCTTAGATCAGTAACATCTGTTTGTGCTTGTTCTACTGCCAGCTCTGCTTTGTCTAGATCCGCCTGTGTAGCTGTACCTGATTTTAACAACGAAGTATAATTAGTTTCTGCAGTAGTCAATCTAGTTTCAGCAGCTTCTAAATCAGTCTGCGCAGCTTTAGTTGCAACATCAGCTTGTAGGTTAGTAATATCTGTTTGCGCAGTACCTAAATCAGTTGTTAGATTATTAACATCTGTTTGTGCTTGTTCTACTGCCAGCTCTGCTTTGTCTAGATCAGTTTGTGTAGCTGTACCTGATTCTTGTAAAGATAGTAACGTAGCTTCTGCAGTAGTCAATCTAGTTTCAGCAGCTTCTAAATCAGTCTGCGCAGCTTTAGTTGCAACAGTAGCTTGTAGGTTAGTAATATCTGTTTGCGCGGTAGTTACTTTACCTTGCTCAGTTTCTAAGGCAGTTTCTAAATCACTAATATCGCTTTTTGCAAATTCTATGGCTATCTCAGCCGTGTCTAGATCGCCTTGTGTAGCTGTGCCGCTTTCCTGCAATAAAACGAAGTTATCTTCTGCAGTAGTCAATCTGGTGGTAGCTGCAGTCAAATCAGTTTGTAGCTGACCTACTTTAGTCTCAGCGTCAGTTAATCTTCCTTGGGCAAGCAATAGGTCAGTTTGTTCGGCTTTGTCAGCTAGCGATGCGTTTATGTCAAGGATGTCTTGCTGTGCAGCAGCTAAATTGTTAGTAGCCGTTTCTAAATTAGTTTCTAGAGTAGATACTCTGCCAGTAGCTGCAGTCAAATCAGTTTGTAGAGTAGAAACTTTGCCCTGTTCAGTTTGTAAATCAGCTTCTGCTTTATCTAAATCAGTTTGTGTAGCTGTACCTGATTCTTGTAAAGATAGTAACGTAGCTTCTGCAGTAGTCAATCTGGTGGTAGCTGCAGTTAAATCCGTTTGCAGAGTAGAAACTTTACCCTGTTCAGTTTGTAAATTAGTTTGCAGATTAGTTATATTAGTTTCAGCGTTGGCAATTCTAGATTCAGCATTATCTAAATCAGTTTGCGCTGCTTTCTTATCTACTTCTGTCTGTAAATTTGTAAGATCATCTTTTGCAGTAGTTAAATCGCTCTCCGCACTAGTGATGCGTCCAGTTAGGGAAGTAATATTGCCTTCTGCAGTAGCTAATCTTCCTTCAGCGCTAGTTAACCTCCCTTTAATGGTATTAATATCTGTTTGTGCTTGTTCTACTGCCAGCTCTGCTTTGTCTAGGTCAGTTTGTGTAGCTGTACCTGATTTTTGTAAAGTCTTTAACTCACTTTCTGCCGTATCTAACCTACCTTCAGCGGCATCCATTTCTTGTTCTAGAGTAGTTATATCGCTCTGTGCAGTGGATACTTTACCTTGCTCAGTTTGTAAGTCAGACTGTAAAGTATCTATCTCGAGTTCAGCGTCAGTAACTCTACTTACAGCCGCATCTAAATCATCTTGTGTTCCGGATAAAGATGTCTGTATTTTCTTAATATCGTTTTGAGCTTCGGATAGGCTAGTTTCAGCAGTTGATAAGTCTAGTCGTAAATTAGTAACCTTATCTTCAGCAGTGGTTAATCTACCAGTAGCTGCAGTCAAATCATTTTCTAGAGTAGAAATGTCTGCTTGCGCGGTAGTTACTTTACCTTTCTCAATTTCTAAGTCAGACTGTAGGCCAGTTATATTTGTCTGCGCAACACCCAAATCAGTTTGTAGCTTATCTACATTATCCTGTTCAGTTTTTATATCAGCTTTTGCTGCGTCGAGTTGTTCTTTAGTAGCGCTTGTATTTTCTAAAGTTGTTAATTTACCTTCAGCGGTGCTTAACCTAGTGGTAGCTGCAGTCAAATCAGTTTGTAGAGTAGAAACTTTACCCTGTTCAGTTTGTAAATTAGTTTCTAATGTGGATACCCTACCAGTAGCAGCTGCTAGCGCGTTTTTAGTCTCTGTTAAAGTTGAATCTAGATTCCCAACATCAGTTTCTGCCTTATCCAGCCTCTGCTCAGCGGCATTCATTTCACTTTCTAGAGTTTCTACTTTACCCTCTGCAGTAGTTAATCTTAGTTTAGCGGCATTTAAATCTTCCGTGCTGGCTTTTGTACCTACTAGAGCCTGTAAGCCCGTGATGTCACCGGTTATGGTGGATATACTAGTTTCAGCCGTGGTTAACCTTTCCTTAGCAGCGTTTAATTCTTCTGTTGTAGCGGCGTTGCCAAGATCTAATTGTGCTTGAGCTAAGTTCAATTCAGCGGTGGAGAGTCTTCCTAACGCGCCTTGTAGGTTAGTTATGTTTTCTTCAGCAGTGCTTAACCTAGTGGTAGCTGCATTCAGGTTGGTTTCTAGAGTAGATACTCTGCCAGTAGCTGCAGTCAAATCAGTTTGTAGCTTATCTACATTATCCTGTTCAGTTTGTAAATCAGCTTCTGCTTTATCTAAATCAGTTTGTGTAGCTGCACCTGATTCTAGCAACGAAGCATAATTAGTTTCTAAGGTAGATACTCTGCCAGTAGCTGCAGTCAAATCCGTTTGCAGAGTAGAAACTTTACCCTGTTCAGTTTGTAAATCAGTTTGTAGAGTATCTACCTCAGCTTCAGCGTCGGTAATTCTGTCTTTAGCACTATCTAAATCAGTTTGCGCTGCTTTCTTGGTAAGTGATGTTTGTATTGCCTTTATATCAGTTTGCGCTTTAGTTACCTTACCTTTTTCTGTATCTAGCGCAGTTGTTAGCTCTTTAATATCTGCTTGTGCAGCATCAATTAGTGTGTTCGCGTCATCAATTTGTTTAGATGTGGCGGCGTTATTTAGCTTAGTTTCTGCAGCAGCCAACCTATCTTCAGCGGTATCCATTTCTTGTTCTAGGGTGGATACTTTACCTTCTGCTGCAGTAAGTCTAGTTGTGGCATTATTCAAAGACTCTACAGACGCTTTTTGGCCCAGCGAAGCCTGTACGGTACCCAACGTAGTTTCTGCCGTATCTAACCTACCTTCAGCGGCATCCATTTTTGTTTCTAGGGTGTCAATGTCATTCTCTGCGGTAGCTACTCTTGTAACAGCATTATTTAAGTCTGTTTGTAATTTAGTAACTTTAATATTAGCGTCGGCTAAATTAGTTTGTAGAGTAGAAACTTTACCCCGTTCAGTTTGTAAATCAGCTTGTAGCTGTGAAACTTTACCCTGTTCAGTTTCTAAATTAGTTTCTAAGGTAGATACTCTGCCAGTAGCTGCAGTCAAATCAGTTTGTAGAGTAGAAACTTTACCCTGTTCAGTTTGTAAATCAGTTTGTAGCTTATCTACATTATCCTGTTCAGTTTTTATATCAGCTTTTGCTACGTCGAGTTGTTCTTTAGTAGCGCTTGTACTTTCTAAAGTTGTTAATTTACCTTCAGCAGTGCTTAACCTAGTGGTAGCTGCATTCAGGTTGGTTTCTAGAGTAGAAACTCTGCCGGTAGCTGCAGTTAAATCAGTTTGCAGGGTAGAAACTTTACCCTGTTCAGTTTGTAAATCAGTTTGTAGAGTAGAAACTTTACCCTGTTCAGTTTGTAAATTAGTTTCTAAGGTAGATACTCTGCCAGTAGCTGCAGTCAAATCAGTTTGTAGAGTAGAAACTTTACCCTGTTCAGTTTGTAAGTCACCTTCTATAGTAGTTATATTATTTTCCGCAGTAAGTAACCTACCTTCAGCGCCATCCATTTCTGTTTCTAGAGTGCCAATGTCACTTTCCGCTGAGCTAACGCGAGTTAAAGCGGCGGTTAAATCTGCTGTAGACGCTTTACTTGCTATATCAGTCTCTAGCTGAGCAATGGTTGTTTTCATGCCAGAAACATCATTTTGCAAACTGCTAATGTTGTCGTTTATAGTAGTTATATTACTTTCCGCAGTGGTTAACCTAGTAGTAGCTTGGGTTAAATCATCTTCCAGATCATCAATATCATCTTGCGCGGTAGCTACTTTATCTTGCTCAAGTCCTAGATTAGTCTGTAAAGTAGAAATATTCTCTTGCGCGGTAGTCAAACCACTTTGAGTGCCAGTTAGGTCTGTTCTTAGACTCTTAATGTCTGCTTGCGCTTGCGCTACTGCCGTCTCTGCTGTATCTAAATCAGCTTGTGTAGCTGCACCTGATTCTTGTAAAGTTAGTAACGCAGTTTCTGCAGTAGTCAACCTACCTTCAGCAGCATCCATTTCACCTTCTAGAGTAGTTATATCGCTCTGTGCAGTGGATACTTTACCTTGCTCAGTTTGTAAGTCAGACTGTAGCGTAGATACATTATTCTCTGCAGTAGTTAATCTACCAGTAGCTGCAGTCAAATCATTTTCTAGAGTAGAAATGTCTGCTTGCGCGGTAGTTACTTTACCTTTCTCAGTTTTTAGGTCAGACTGTAAATTATCTATATCGGTTTCAGCAGTGGATAATTTTGAATTTGTACTATTTAGAGCGGATTGGCTTGCTGTTCTCGACAGCGTCCGATTTATAGTGGCAATATCCGATGTAAGTCCAGTAATCGCATCAGCGTTCTGTTTAGCTGCAGCAAAAAGTCCTGTAGCTGTACCGTCATTATCTTCGGCAGGTTTTCCTATATTGTCGTCCAAAAACTGCTGTATTTGACCTATACTAAGTCCCGCTAACTCTAAATCACGTAAAATACCTGAACCATCTTCTCCAGTAGACCCCAGAGTTGTTAGTATATCTGAATCACCTGCTTCTATTCTTGCGTATAGCCCTGTAGCCGTACCATCATTATCTTCAGCCGATTTACCAATTTGATTTAGTACATTATTGGTTATGGTGTTATTTATAGAATCTACAGCAAGGGTCAACTTGTTATCAAAAGTGTTGAATTGCATGTCTGCATCTAGCTGAGTTTTCCTTAGTTGACCTAACAACGTATCACCATCCAAAAACACCATATAGTCTCTTACGCGATTTCTTTGCTCTGTCCCAAGAGATTTATATAGGTTGTCAACATCCCCCACACCAATGTATCCATTGTCATTAAAGTCCGCTACAGGGTCGTATCTAGGATCGTTTCTGTCTGGGACGGGCCCATCAGCTAGAATCGACTGCATGTAGTTTATACGTTGTATAATTGCGTTATCTTCAGGATTAATGCTAGGAGCAGCAGGGAAATACGTGTTTATTATTTCGTCTTTTACTCTAGTTGCCTCACTAGTAGCAAGACCTCTAGCGCTGGCTATATCCGCGTCTAACTTAGTTTGCACCGCTAATAAAGCTGCTTCACGCTCAATACCTTCTAGTTTAGACGCGTTGTATACATCTAAAAAATGCCCTGTAGGTAGGGTCTTCCAATCTGGCTCACCGTTTTCTTTATATTTTATGGTGCCATCGGCGTTTGTCTTATACTCGCCCGGAACACCAATAGTAGTTTTTAAGGCACTAACTTTTTCATCCATAGTAGAGTTTAAAGCGGTCTCAAACGCACCAATGTCCGTGTAATTGCCTAGTATTTCCTCCCTAGCGCTTGATTCGGCAGCTATAGCGTTTTCTATAACTAAGTATACGCCCGAGGCTTTCTTTTCGTCCGTAGCAGGGCTACCTAAGTTTGTAGCCAAACTGGCTATTGTTGTGTCCTGCGTAGCGTTGGCTTCTTTATATGCAGCTTCAATGTTTGCTACCGCTTGATCTGTAGTAGTTTGACCTGCGTCTAGTTCTTTTAGAACCTTAAATATGCCAGATTCTTTGCCCGCCTCATTACTACCCAATAAATTTGTTATTGCCGCTCTAGCGTTAGCATCAGCTACGCCTTGATTTGTTAACGCTGTATTTAACGCTTCAACGGCGTTGGCTAGGTTGGTCGCCGCATCGCTATCGCCTGATGCTATGTCTGCTGATAAGTTTTTAAGTAGTAAATATATGCCTGACTCGTCACCTTCTACACTGCTACCTAGAGCCTCAGATACCTCATTTGTAGCTAAAGTCTCTAAAGAACCGTCATCCACTAATTTTTGCACTACCGCAGCAGCAAAATTGGCCTGTGCTGTAGCGTCTTGGAATGCAGTATCTACAAGGTTCTTTACTTGGTTTGGAATACCGCTAATACTGGTATCAGCTAAGAGTATTTCTAAAACCTGCTGTGCTGTGGGAGGATCGGGGCGGGCTTGCAAGTCTGCAATTGTGTTGTTGATTTTATCAATTTCTGCTTGTGTCATAAGTGATCCGCCAAGTTCTTCCACTATATTTGTGGGTACGTGATTATCCTCATTATACTGTGCCAACAGGCTTTGTTCTCTTAGTGGCAATCCAGCCACATAAGCGTCTATTACATCTTGTGTAAGTGTAGACTCTCCAGTCTGTGCGTCAATAAACGTAGCATCTAGTGGTACAATGCCATCTCGCAAGTCTTCTAGATGCTTTATTATGTCATAGTTTTGCGCTGTTGTGCGACCTGTTCCAAGTTTGTCTTCTCCATAACTATCTACTACGTAATCGGTCAATCTATCAGACAGATTAACTGTAAGTCCGGGAACACTAAATTGATCTTGCATGGTAAGCGCAACTTCTATGTCTGATCCGGAAGGTTCAAACCCTATGTATTCATACGCTCTTTCCGCTTCCAAAACAGTTACATAGTTTTCATCGTCCACTGTGTTCATAACTGCATTGTATACCTGTGGAAAGTCCATAGAGCTTACCCCTATATCCGTAAGTAGGGCGTTTGTAGTTAGAACGTCTTTATTTTCTATAGCCACTTTTAGCGGTTCATATTGAGTAACAAGTGTATTAGCAATAGGATCGTTACTATCACCACCAAAAACGTTTTGTAGGGGGGTGGATAACCCCAGTACAGTTGCAGATGTAGTTGTTCCCGCTATAAACCCTAAAGTACCAGCGTTTGCAGCCTCTCCTAGTGGGTCTATATCTGTAAATCCTAGACCATATAAATAACTCGATGTAACTAGTGCTCCTCCACCCTCTGTAAAGAACTCACCGGCACCTTCAGCAAGAGACGTTCCAACAAGATTTCCAACGCGTATCATCTTGTCGCCTGTAAGTTCTATAACTTCTGAAGCGCTTTCACCTAGTATTTGTCTGTCTAATTTAAAGGTAAACTTTTTAGTACCTGCCATTATTGCCACAGTGGTGGTAGCAGCGTCGTAAGCACCTCTAACAGAATGGTAGTCTATCTCATCCTCGGTGTAGAGAATTGGCCCACCCGCATTTTGGGATTGTATATTTGCGTTTTCTAATCTGTTCCTTATAGTTGATTCTGCCTCTGACCATGTAGAACCAAACTCTGCGCTAGCGTCACCTACAATACCTATTTTAAGTGTAATGTCTTTAGCAATGTCAGGACTAAACTCCTTAACAATTCTACCTGAGCCTCTAGCTATTAATATTTCCCATCCTAATTCGTGTAACTCTTCTCGAACTATTTCTTTGTAAAACATAGTCGGATATTCAACAGCCGCACCAAACACCGCTTTAACATTTGCCCAAGCACCTTGACCTTCCGCTTCGCTCATCCTTGCGTACATAGCGTCACGTTCGTCCGTATAGGTAGAAGATAAATATCCTTCAGACGCATCAGTTAACATGTCAATTGTATTGCTAAACTCATTATTTGTTATTGACTCTAAATCTATGTCTTTGTAAAGAGTTTCTGTATGTTTAACTCCCGCAAGTCTTGCTTCTTCATATAAATCTGAGTGCTCGTTTTTCATCAGAGAGACAAACTGTTGTGCCCAAGGTGCAGAAGCAAAAAGTTGTACATCGGTGTAAAAGTTAACGTCACTATCTACTATGTCATTTTCTATAGCTAGCTCGACCAACTTATCTCTGTATGCTTTCTCTCCCTTCATTTGCGCTGCCATAACCTCATCACTAACAGCTAGTGATCTAAACGCAGTATTTCCGTAACCAAAAAACGATGCCGAAGAAGAAATAAATTTTGCTGCGTCATCTACAGCGTCTATGCCATATTCAAGTTGGTTTCTATATACGCCTAAACGATTGTTTTGCCACCACGATCTTTCTTCTTCAGGTATGTCTTCTATTTCTTTAATTTTATCTTGCAGTTCATCTACATCTTGTTGTTTCCAATCTAAATACCTTTTAGCTGTCCTGACTATCCAAGGCATGTCTTCGTCCTTGGGCATGCCCTCTATAGGTACCCCTAGTATATTGGTAGGAGTTAACGGTGGCAGACCTTCACCTTCTAGATAGGAATTTACCGCATCCATAGCAGATTGGTTGTCCATCCCTCCCAATATACTTAGGTACGCATCTGGGTCTGTATTAACTAAGTCATTTAGAGTTGTAGCGGCTTGTGTCTGTGGTACTGAATTCACACTCTGCGTGTCTACGTCAAGTTGTATACTTGATGGTGGTGTTGCCCAAGTATATTCACCCGCATCATTAATTACCCTTACCTGCCCATCCTCGATGAGCGTTTGAAAAAACTGTTCTTTTTCCTCCGGGGTGTCAAACTGCAATGGAATTCCAGTATAACTTAAAAGATCGGTCTCATTAGCTACATATTCTCTAGCTTTAATACGGTTTTCTACTTGTCCTAGGTTTGTAAAGCCCGCTGGTTGTCCATCTTCTGTAACGTACGCGTTATTAATACCTGCTAGCACCGCGTCATCTAAACCACTAAGGACTAGTGTAGTGCTAACAATACTAATCTCTCCAGTAGAAGCGTTGACATCTATAGTTAAGTCATCTCCTGCTATTCGTTCTATATACTGTAAATCAGTGAGAGTACCTGCGTCGTCTCGATCCCTATAGGTAACTATTGTGTGTTGTATTTGATTACGGATAGATATTCTTTCACCAGATGTTAGTTTTGAATCGTCTATCCCAGACTTAGTTATAACTGCTGTATATATAGTGTCTACGCCAGCACCTACACGCGCGTTATACTCTCCGGCGGTTGTTGGTACGCCATTAAATATACCTTCTGACAAATAATGCTGTATCACATCAACATCTGGGCCCAGCCCATTAAGTTGTCTGTATCCTTCTGGGTTATTAATAACTTCTGGAGCAACGCCCTCCATTATTATTTGCATTACGTCGCCATTAAATTTTTTAACCGCTGGATCAAATTGACTTTGCAGTCCTAGATCATCTCTAAGCGTTTCATACTCATCTGCTAACGCGTTCTCTTTTACGTCCAAATTCTTTATTGCGGTGCTTACTTTAACTATTTCGTTAGTAGCCTCTGTTAGTGCAGCGTTGTAGTTCGGATCTTGCTGTAATTCAGCTAGGGCACGTTGGTCGGCTTCAGTAGCATCAGGAGAATTAGCGATAGCGACTAAATCAGCTCGTTGTTTCTTTAGATCAGCCAACACTTTTTCCGCGTTTTCCATATCTATAGCTAGCTGATCGCCTTCTTTCTGTATATCGTCTAATTCCGACCTTTTTGCAACAACTATGTCAAAATTGCCGGATACGTTATCCATATAGTTTTTAAAATCTGAAGGGAAAGTACCACCATCTACACTAGTTCTAATAGCATTTTCCGCCGTTGCCGCCATAGCACGTAACGCGTTATCACCTGCGTTTGGATTGCCCTGTAGTACGGTGTTTAACGCCGCTCTTATACCAGCTGCAGCAACTGGCGCAGTTAGTATATCTACCGTAGTTGCGTCCATTTTCTTTAACTGTTCTACAGTTATAAGTTCTCGTGTAAACGCACTGACAATTTGAGCTTTAGATTGTAACGTGCCGCCTTGACCAAGAAGTTCCTGTACTAAACCTACCTTAACTGCTTCTTTAATAGCAGGATCTAACTGTGAATTAGCTGCTCCCACATATTTTTCTAGGTCTTCGTCTAATTTTTCTATTTGGTTTTTAACGCCATCGGGTAGGTCTTCATACATTAACTTCCCTTTGGCTATTACGGGCACTACAAAACTATCTATTGCTTTATCTATGTTATCTATTACATATTTGTCGATACCCTGAACAAGCTCAGACTCATCCAACACCTTTTGAAGTTTAGCCATTGTAGCTTCAAAATCCTCATTTATAGTGGCCAGTATGTCTGCAAAAGGTATTTGTTCCACTTGACCTAGTAGATAGTCTCCAAGGTTAGCTAGGTCACTGTCACCCATGAATTCTTGCGCAACCCGCATCATATTTTTTATGTCATTTTCCATACCCTCAAAGAAAGTTCTAAGTTTATTCTGAGTCTCACTACCGGTGTATAAATCTCCTAAATAATCTCCTAAAAAGTCAACGCCTTCACCAAGAATGGCCTCGTTAAAATCATCTCCCCTAGCCATCTTTTCAACAACGCCGTTGATAGCAGCGAACTGTTCCTTAGTCATGTTAGATATAAATTCATCGGAAGCACCAAGTGCCGATAGTCCGCCTTTAATCCAATCATCACCAAAATCTACTAATACCGGCAATATAGCATCTTCTAGGCTTCCCGCACCTGCAGCTCTAAGCACAGTTATGGTTTGGCTATAATTCATCCCTGCAATACCAATACCTGATTGCGCAACGCTCATGTAGTCCACATAGGCTTTTGTACCTTCTGATAACCCACGTGCAGCCGCTTCAGCTTTAGCCACCTCTTCAGGAACTGGCATGGTAATTTTGCCTAGTTTTACAAGTCCAGAAATCGCTAAACTTGCCCAATCTTCACCATGCAAAGTTTGCCCATCCAAAACTTTTAAGGCTACGGTAGCTAATTCTATATCTAAAGCGAGTTTTGCTCCGGCTGGGCCACCAAATATGGTTAAGCCTATCTGAACAATTGCTTTTAGTGGGCCCAAATCGTCCAATATTTTTTCTAAGGTGCTAGGAGACTCATTGAGCTGAACCCATATCATAGTATAATCGCCGACCTGAGATTCAGTGCCTATGTCTACAAAATACCCCGCGCCGTTACCCGCGCCATGAGGAAATGCGGTGTCCTCACTAACATTTGTAAAACTATTTCTTACAGTAGCATCATTAAGATACATGGGAGTTACCCAGTCACCATACTTACCAAAGGTTATGTCATCATCCCCGGGCATTTTCATGTATAGTCTATTAGTATCCCACCCCATGTTTGTCTGTATTGCTTCTGGTTGAAAGGCGTTTGGTAACTCAATATAAGCGTCTACTTCATAGTCGGGTATAGATGCCAACCAAAGTTTTGTATACTCTTCTTCTGCGTACTCTTCACCTCCCTCTGCTAAAAGGTCTTTGTATTTTTGACTTTCTTTTCTACCCGCCCAAGCATCACCTAAACGCAGAGCTCCACCTAGATTTACAGCTATTTCTCTATCAAATGCCGTGGTGCCTGACTCTATTGAAAGAAGTACCTCTTCAGTAGCCTCAGTGTACCTGTCTACAATTATTTCTTCGTCTTCAGTTATTCTGGGTACTTCTTTCCACTTGTTTAGTTCTTCATCTTTGTAGTCTTCTTCTAAAAACTTTAATATAGGGCCGCCCGTACCGTTAGTCCAAGTATGTTCAATACCGGTTGCACCACTACTATGGGTAACATTATTCTCACCAGAATTAAGATTTAGAGGATCGTTTATTAGGTCTTTATATTCTGTAGCAAACTTTACAAACTCTTCTTCGCCATACTTATCTACAAAATCATTTATAAACTTGCCTAATCCCATGTTCTGCCAGTCTCTTCTTGTAGCAGGGTTAGGTAGTAAGTCATTAAAAGGTTCTAATTTTTCTGGCGCATACTCAAATGGGCCATCTAGCCCAGTAACAATTCCTTCACCTCTAGGATCATCTGGCCCAGTAACACGCTCTCCTATAGCAAGGTCGCCTCCCTCCTGATATACCGGCCCCCACGCAAGCTCCATGTGACGCATAGAACCGCCCATACCGGCATCTGGACTAAAGAAACTACCAGCCGTCTCCCACGCGTTTTCCATAGCATCAAAGAGCATGTTTAATTGCTCTTCCCTAACCGTTCTAGCAGTTGCGTGTCTTTCTACTACCTCAGCAACTCCACCAAGCGATTCTGGTATTACAAGTCCTTGAGTGTTAAGAATTTGCATATACTCATCCGGAGCACCATCAAGCTGCCACTCCATGACCGCGTCTTGCATGGCTTCTCGTTCGCTAACGCGGCCTTCTAGAAAAAAATCACCCTCGGCTGTTAAGAACGCTTGGAAAAACTTAGCCTCCTCGTCGTAGAAGGTTCTATTAAGTTTGCCTGTGTTTGTAGTGTAACTCTCAGTGTTAGCTAGTAGCCACTTTCTCAAGTCTTTACTGGCGGCCGCGTCTACGCTAAACCTAGGGTAATTACCTTTGTCCCGACTAAGTGAACGCCAGTTTTTAACGTAATTGTTTTTCCATTTAAGAAATTTTTGTAGTTTAGGGTCAGAAAAATCGTACGTCCCTAGCGAGTCGCCCATGTGTTCTTTGTAACGCTCTACGTTATATGCGCCAATGAAAGCCCTAGAGTTATCATCGGCAAAACGGTTCATATCAAACTGTTTATCTTGCTGCTCTTTAGTTTGATATTTAGGGTCTGACGGTAAAAAATCTTTATGGTCGGGCGTACCATCTTCGTCAGTATCAATAGTGTCTAAATAATCTTCTTCGCTTTTAATGTCCGGATTATTTATATCGAAGTCAGCATTGTTACCAACACCATCATTATCAGTATCTACAGTCTCAGTAGGATCATTCGGGAATTCGTCAGTATTGTTACCAACTCCATCGTCGTCAGTATCAACCCACTCATCTGGATCGGTAGGAAAAGCATCCGCAGTGTCACCGTAGCTGTCACCATCCGAATCAAGGGTTTCGGTTGGGTCATTTGGGAACGCATCATTGTTGTCACCAAACCCGTCACCATCGCTGTCCGCAGTTTCACTTGGATTGTTGGGAAAAGCGTCTTCCGAATCAACCACTCCGTCACCATCGGAATCTGGATCATCAGAAGTTATAGCTGGAGCTGTAAGTTTATACTCAGAAAAGACATCGTTATCAGAGGTTGTCTGTACAAGATTAAAAAAGAGTTCTTTATCTTCATCACTTATAACTTTATTTTTACTTCTATACAAACCCTGCACATACTGCGGCAGTTTTCGTATTTGTTCTACTAGCGCTTTTTCTTCGGTTGAAAGCAGTCTTAGGCCTTCAATATAAAGTGTTCGATTTTGTTTATCTTTGTTATTAAGGAAGTCTATTGCAGCATATATGGCATCTGACTTTGCCATGTTTTCGTCTAGGACTTCAAAATACTGTTGTTCTCTTTGATATAGCGGGTCGTCAGGGAAATAGTCATTATCATCATCAACACCATCTTCGTCCCTGTCTAATCTAAACTCTTTATAGTTGTCGGAATCCCAACCCGGCTCTATTGTTTGATTGCCCCCTTCATACTTTTGTACATCTAATACGTCACCAATGTCTACTTCCCCGTCACCGGTATAGTCGTATTGCGCCATAAACTCTTCAAGAGAAAGCCCCAAACTTTCCGCATATCGTTTATATGCCGCTCTCGTGTGAAGGTTTATATCTGGACTACCTGCCGCCTCCAGTAGGGCTTGTGCAGAAGCGCCGTCCCAAACTACTTGATCTGAGTCTTGATCTGGCGCATCAACTATTTTACCGGACGAACCAATTATCTTTTTCGTACCGTTTTTATCTACTACAAAATAGTTACCATCTCCCCCCTTTTTAGGGAGTAAAGTTATCATTTCGTTTATTTTTGCTTCTACTTCTGGCCCAGTTAACGGGCTGTTTCGTGCGGCGGCACCGGAAGTTAGCATGCTGCCTGATAACCCAAAACCATGACGTAGTAATAATACACCATCACTTAGAGCATCTACTACGCCGTTACCATCTATGTCAATAAATGCCCGTATAGGAGAGTTTTCGTCGTCTAAATACGCTAATATTTCTTCTGTGCTTCGTGTAGCGTCTCGGGCGACTGCCCCCTTAAATAGCAGGTCGCCTCTTAGCCCGAACAAGTATCGTAGATATAATACACCATCACTTAGAGCATCTACTACGCCGTTTGCGTCAAAATCTAATAAGTTAACTGCGGTACCAAAACCTTCATTATCAGGCACTTCAGCTTCGGTTGATTGTGGGTCTTCAGTTGAAAATCCTGTAATTTTGGAATCATAATATCCCCCAGTAATTTCTTTGTATCGCTCTTCCCATCTAGCAAGGTTGTCAACGTCTGATTGGGTTAACTTATCATCCCCGTCAAAATCATACTGTATAGTTGGGATACTGCCATAGTTTTCTACGCCATCATCAAGTATTTGCTGTACGTTTGCGGATGTGAGCCCCTGCCACTGACTAGGAAGATAGACTCCTTCATAACGCTGTACCTGTTCGTCAGAAAAGTCTGCGGAGTTTTCCTCAAACCCTGTTGGGTAGTATATGTTACTTAAAAGGCTAGGTTCTTGACCGGATTCTACAGTATTTAAGTAGTCTTCCACGTCGGGTACAGCGTTTCCTATTAACCTTCTTCTGGATGAATAGTCGTCTTGACCTCTGTCCTTTTTGTTTTCTACTGCTTTTTTGATTACATTGTATAGTGTATTAGGGGTGAATATAGCGTCTAACTCCGCTTGCGCGGCATCAGTCCATTTATCTAGATTTCGTTCTTTATAGAACAGTAGCGATTGTATTTCAGTGCCGGTGAGTACGAACTCAAACGCTAATTCGTGCAATTCAGTAGGGAAATTTTCTTTGAGGGCCTCTACAATTAGCATGCCAGAAGGCTTTTGAAGGCCCGTTACAGGATCTACTATTACGTCTTTTATGGCGGTGACGAATTCTTGTGCGGTGTTCCCAGTAAAGGCCATTACTTATCCTAGAAAGCTGATATTATAAATGCTAGTAATTCGGGGTACCGAACACCGCGTCTTGTTACCTCTGTAGCTGTAACATCTTCTGGTATGTGTGCCTGTTCATTATATTTTTCGCCTTCATGCTCCCACCAAGTAGTGCTAATAAACATAGCGTACCTGCCAGCATCTAAACCCTCAGCAGTGAAAGCATCTTCAAGGTCTTGAGCAATAATACCAAAGTGTATTCTAGCATTATCCCCCTTTTCTGCAACCGCGTCTATCCATCTATACTTACGTAATAAGCCTTTTGCAGCTACCGCCACTCTTTTTTCTGCGTCAGATAGCTCTGCTATGTCTTGTTTTAAGTTTCTGTCAGATGTTTGTATTGTACCATTAGTAGCGTACACATCATCAAACCTATTGTTAGATTGCCCTAAATCAACATCATTATCTTTATCATCACCAATGCCGCTACAGGGGCCAACAATATCGGTTGAAAACTGACTAGTAGCTCTAAGACCACACCCGTTACTAGAAAAGAATATACCCTGACCATAAGCCACAGCTTTAGTACCAATACTACCGTAGTGGTTAGTGCCAGTATAAAAGGTTATATACCTACCATCAGCACTAGTAGAGGAGTTGTTGTTAGTCATTCTAAACAACTCGCCTTCTTCAGACGTTTTATACCCACTTATCAAAAAGTCGTGAGTTAATGAAGATGTACCAATACTTAACTGATCTACATTTTTTATATCGTTATTGCCCGCATCTAAGGCGCCACCGAGTTCTGGGGTTGTATCATCAACTACCGCAGCTATGCCACCTGATACTTGCGCCCAAGTCAGACCCCCCGTGTTACCTGATTGCGCAGACAAGAAATAACCATTAGTTGGGGAATTAGATACTTTAAGGTTAGCTTCGTCTACTACGTTGTCTGCAATAGTTAAGGCTGTAGCTCCTGTAACTTCACCTGTATGAGTAGCATTAGTTACTTTAGCTGTGTTGGCTGTAATAGCTGAGTTTATTGAATCTGCAAGTTTTGCATCTGTTACTGCATCATCAGCTATCTTTGCGGTGGTTACATTTGCATCAGCTATTCTTGCTGTAACTACAGCGCCATCTGCAATAGTTAAGGCTGTAGCCCCTGTAACTTCACCTGTATGTGTAGCATTAGTCACTTTGGCTGTGTTAGCTGTAATGGCTGAGTTTATAGAATCTGCAAGTTTTGCATCTGTTACTGCGTCATCAGCTATCTTTGCAGTAGTTACTGCACTATCAGCTATCTGCGCAGTGGTAATAGTGCCCACAAGGCTAGATGTAGGGTATCCAGTGGCGTCAGCAAGGTTAAACGCAGGAGTAGCATCAGAGCCACCTAGGGATAACGTAACACCACCAAAAGACACTGTAGAGTTCTCTAACTTACTATTAGGGATGCTACCATCAATAATATCATCTGAATCATATTGCAAAGCCTGACTAAGCGCTTCATCTAAGCCTTGAAAATATAACCTGAGCACCATGTCTTTTTGTGCTTCATACCCAACATTATATTCTCTGGGCGCTTGTGGTAATGCTGGAACAGAAAAAAGTTTTCGTGTGTTTCGTATTTTATTAGCCACTACTTAGCGCCCCGTCTACCATCCGGACGCATGTTCAATCTAGGCGTACCTAACTGCCACCTTGTGCCCGCAGAGTCAGAAGATATTTTGAGAGCCATATCTCTACCACGCATACGTATGTTTACTATATCTGTATAGTTGTCAATCTCAGTCGATACTTGTACTTCTCGTTCACTACCGCCACCCACAGACGCATGGTCTAAAGACCCCGGCTCGTTCTCTGCTAGTATAGTAAAATCAACGCTAGGTGCATCTGAATCAGAACCTACAAAAGACATATCAGGTATTAACTTATCTACAAACGTAAAACTATTACCAGACTCTATACCAAACCTACCTGATGTTATGTAAGCATTTATAGGTGAGTTTGTATCCGCTTGACCATCATCATTACCATTCTCATGTTCTACTAAGTTATATGTATTAGTAGCTGCTAGTGGGAAGTCGTTTATAGGTGAATCTAACCAAGCACTGCGGTCTAACGTACCTATATACCAAATGTCTTCGGCATAGTTATAGACTACATACTTGTCTGGCGCTACTTTAGCTGTGTTTGACTTAGATACATAGAACCACCATATCTCATGGTATTCTTCTAACGAGCCAGCAAATACTTGCCCTTGTTGTCCGGGGTTCATATCATCAAATACGAACTTCCTTACATCGCATCTCAAGGGTTGCACCGTGCCATCGTATTTGTAAAACTTGCCCACTCCCATCCAATACGCGACTCCGTTGGCGTAAGCAGCGGCCTTCGATGAAATAACTGACATGTTTGCCCCCATTAACTGAGAACTCCATACCACTGGCGCTCCAACATACTGCAACGAATACAGCGCAGCATCGGTGAAAACCAATATTTCTTGGCGTGATTGGAGTGTAGTTACGATCTCGGTGCCTTGTGATAGCTGTATGTCTCCCGCTTGGTTAGTAGAGCGTGGTCGCCAGTCAAACATATCTTCTTGGTCTGACCAGCGTATTAACATAGGGTTAAGTTTTTCTGTAGTGTCTCCAAACTCATTAGTGCCAAAACAAAATACAAAACGACTAGAGTCAGATACTAACAAGTGATTCTGTACTACAGGAACCTCAGCCGATAACTCATACTGCGCAGTAACACTTGAACCCCCACCGGACGCTGTAGTGCTAGCAGGTTCAGCATCAGCTATGTCTATAGTATAAGTATTAGCGGCAGAGTCTACCGTAGCTATTTTATGTCTTTGGTTTATTACACTCGCAGTAATCCCATATATGGTAGTAGCTCCAGCTAAAGTTACGTGTTGACCAACTTCATAGACTCTTTCTAATGTGGGATCAAATACAGTTATTGTTTTAGAGTTTCCAGCAACTGATATAGGGTTGTCGTCAAAATTGTAAGTTAAGCCGTGTATGGGGTTTACACCTGTGTTTATAGGGTTCTGACTTATATTAACAACTTGACTATTAGCACTTACAGATACAACAGTTGTACCCGCAGGTATTCTATCTGCAGTGGTGCATGTAACTACAGCCCCTATTCTAATTGTTTTACCAACAGCTGCATCTATGTTAGTTATATATGGGGCACTCTCAATTATAGAGCCGGTTGATGTTTTGGTAAGGCTTACAGCCGTGCCATTGTTTACGTTCTTTACAGTTACTGCTCTAGTGCCTGTACCTGCACTTGTGTCCCAATAGTATAATTCACCACCACGAGGGCCTATAATTAAGTCCTCACCAAAATTAGCTTGGTTCCATACACGTAACTCTTCTGTGCCACCAGCGCTACCATTCCACGTACTAGAACTATCACCCGCACTTCCCCACACTTCGGAATCCCAACCTTGTGTAGGTATCTGAAAGTCAGGGCCAGCATTTACTTGGTATGTAGCAACTACTGAACCACCGCCACCAGCGCCATCCCCGTTAGCTGTAGTAGCCACTACTATCTTGTAGGAATTAGCATTTACTATTTCTGTTATAACGTGTTCTTTATTTAAGTCTGATGCAGGTACATTGTTTATAGTGCCAGATACACCAGATAACGTAACATAACTACCCAAAGTAGCTCCGTGTGTGGTATGCGCAACAGTTACAGAAGTCTTTGTATTTTCTGTGGTTATGGGGTTAGACCCCAAAGTAGCGGTAAGTCTTATAGGCGTAATATCGTAGTATACAGTGCCTTCCTCTATAAAAAACTTAACATTAGTGCCTAGACCAATGTACTTTACAAAAGCATTACTAACCCACTGATGTAGTGATCTACAAACACCTGTAAACGTGTTCTTACCATATCTACGCCACCCACCAATTTTTTCAGGATAACCTTGACGAAAGCGTACCTTGTCGCAGTCGTTCCAGCCCGCTTCGTTGGAATATTGAGTTATTTCTTTGTTTATTCCGGGATTAAACTGAAGTTTACTTAATGGCATATTAGTATTTCCAAGCTACTGGGGTAGTCTCCCGCGTGTCTACATGTACAAAACCTTTAGCAACACCAATACCATTGAATCCCATAATAGAAGCGTTACGTATAATAGACATACGTTGTGCTCCACCAGTTACTCTTATATCAGCAGCAATACCCTGTGCATGTGTTCCCGGGCCCGTGGCTTTAGCAGCTTCAATGCTATGGTTAGGCGATCTGTACCCACTAGTTATAATAAACGGAAACCCACACACCTCACGAAGTGCATCAAGTTTCTGTAAGAAGTCAGGACACATCTCATTCTCACCAGTTTCCTGACAGTTAAAATCTTCTACCTTAAAATACTTTAAATTCATTTTCTTAGACTCATTAGTTTAGAAACACCTTTAATACCAAAGCTGCTGGATATACATATAAACAATAAATATTGGTACCACTCAGGAAGTTGAGATAAAGCAGCGAACCCAGATTCTACCCTATCAACTACAGACGGGTCATTTACTACGATAGAATAACCTATCATAAAGATGGGCACAGATAACACAATAGTCCAAAATTCGTCTTTCCAGCTATGGGCAGAGGCATCAGCCATCTTTGATTCCCACTCACCATCATTCTCAATGACTTTCATCTTGGCTTTATGTTTAGCCTGTTTTTCTTCGGCTTTATTTTTTAAGTAACCCCCAGCTATATTAGCTATAGGGCCGATAAGATTCTGTAACATACGTACCTCACTTTAGAGGATTAGATAAGTAGTCCATTCCATCCCAGAGATCTTGAATCTCTTTCTTAACTACCTTTATGTCGTCCTCAAATTCTTTTACTTCTTCTGTAACTAACTCAGCTTTTTGTACTACAGTTTCCATCTTAGTTACTTTCTGTTTTAGTTCCCCTATATCTTCTTTGAACTCTAACATCTTATCGTAATTGTCTTTGATGGTAACTAAGTTAGTGCCTAGTTCAGCTAGTTTACCTTGTAACTGCGCTACGTTGTTATCTCTTAGTTGTGTTTCTATAAGCGATATTTTCTCTTCAATAGGCGCTACGTCAGGTATTACCCTAGCTTCCACAGACTCTAGTCTAGAGTACAAACTGCTTGCTGTCCATACTCCACCACCAATAGTAGAGCCGATACCTAAAACTATGGCAATCCATACACCCTTAAACGATGTACCGCCAATCTTTAGTTCCGTATCCTCAAGGCTCATAGTTACAATCCCCATACATAAAGCAATTGTATCCTGCTGATGTAGGGCCTGTTAGGTAAAGCTCAGACTCTTGTCCAGCAATTAGTATGTCAGCTTCAGTAACGTATAAATCTAAACCAAAATTGTCGTTACCATTTAGGAATACAGCAGTAGCATTATTAGTGCCCGCCCACTGCATTCTAACCCATTGATTATTAGCACTATACGACAAAGTAGCTTGTTCTGCTGTCGTGTTGTTGTTCTCTGCACCCTGCTGTAAAAAGTCCACCGCATCTACGTTTGCGGCTACTGCAATAAATGCGCTAGCGTTGTTCGCGTGCGTTTCAATGTCATCTATAGACTGATTATATTCGGTAACTTCTTCTTGTGTAATTGTTAGAACTTCTTGGTTGTTAGCTACGAAGTCTTGTACAGCAGCTTCTTCGTCTGGAGTAGATGCTTCTTCTGCCATCTCAGCTACCTGTACTACTTGTACCATTTCTACAACAGCTTCAGTAAATACATCTACAGCCTGATCCATAAGTTCAAGTTCTGTATTTGCTTGTTCGTTTAAGACAGCGAGTACATCACCATAAGGCATGTAACTAGCCATATTAGAAAGAGCATCATTGTATGCTTGAATCTGTTGTGAGGTGATATGCGCGGACTCTGAAACACTGCCATCAGAGAGAGAATTACCAAGATAAGAATACTCAGAGGCAGAACCAACATACGCAATTCCTTTGTCTATCTGATCTACAATCGCACTGGATGTATCAATCAGATTGTCCAACTGGTCTGATTGAGCTACGGAACTTATCGCTAATAGAGCTAGTATCTTCTTCTTCATCTTCAACAGTTTCTCCTATCTTTAGTATAGTATTATACCACTCCTTAGTGTTTTTATTGTAGTCTGGTATATAAGTTTCAGGGTTCATTTTCATAACAAGAAAAGCTCTTTTACCTACAATCAGTCTACCATTTGACAGTATAGGACATGGCGTACCTGATATAAACATAGCTTTCCACACATCTACTGACTGACACATTCTAGCTACAGCAGCTACTTTCATGTTCAAATCAGATAATACTTTAGCATCTCTACGTCTGTTACATTCAGGATCAACGTCATAGCTACCACTACTAATGCCAACACCTACAGTTTGTAATGACCCTCCTGTACCTTTTAGACAAGTATCCATGCCATTACTCATATAACTAGGACTTATAGCACTTCCCACAGGCATTTCACTACTAGACCCTGCACCATTGTATGTATTAGATACTGAGTCATCTTGAGTAGAGTTATTACTGTTTACGTTACTACCATCACCATTATATGTATTTAGTGATCCATCTTGCTGGTTTGCCATAGCAACTGATGTAAACAATAAAAAACAAATTCTAAATAAGTTTCTGACCAATGACATCTAATCCTAAAATTAGTGGGTAGAGAAGCCATAATAAACGTTCTATACTCTTAAATTTGTGCATACCCTGATCTAAACGCTTATCAACAGTATCTAGTTGAAACTGTATGTTTTTCATGCGTTGTGCACATTCGCGCTCGTGGGCATCTAGCTTTAGTAGGGCTTCTCTATTATCTTCCATGATTAGGTTCTCGTTATGTTTGTTTGATCTACTTGCAGCACGTTAAATTCAAATGTCCCCACATTACTTACAGGGCCACATAATATTTGCACACGCATTTCAATATTACCCGCACCGCCCGAATCAGGAACTAGTTTTAGTGTAGGCAAAGTAAAGGTTTCTTGGGTGGTAATTGGATTACCCGAACTACTTATGGGGATAACTTTACTTATAGTAAAGGTCTCATTTAAACCTTCAGTAGCAGCGTCAGGTACAAATGGTACCGCAGTAACCCAAGTCCCTACACTCTCAAAACTTGAAGAACTAACCTGCACGGTAAAACCCGTAGAACTAAACTTACCTTGCCCAGAAGACCCGTTGTCGTAAACAATAGTAGTTTTGTCTGTTGCATCATCATAAGTAGCGCTTTGAATCTTTCTTTTATATGTCCCAATCGGATCAGCCGTAACAACATCAAGCCAACTGAAAGCATCTATCTTACTTGTTTGATCTCCATCTACCCCAAAACTGTACCAATATGAATTACTACCGCCTAATTTAGTATCTGCAACCGTACAAGCACCAATGCTTACGCCTCCAGCGCCTGTCGATTTACGTTGTACGCGTACTATAGCATCAGATACTGTTGGATCAAGTTTGGTGCCACTAAAAGAAAGTGTGCCAGTTATGGCTAAATCTAATTCCTGAAACACAGTACGAGCAGTGCCATATAAATCAAATGTGCCTACGGTAGTAGTAGCGTCATTTGCTATAGATATAGATGGCGGTTGTACACCATCAAGACTAGAACCCGCACTAGCCCACGGATAGAATCTTTCTGAACGCTTAAAATTACCAATACTACCTACGAAGGTTCTAACCGCTCTGTTAGTAGCTATTTTCGTATCAGTATTTGAACTAAAACAATCAGTAATAATATTATCAACTGTAGCACCAGAACCACTAAGCTGTATGTTAAGCGCTTGTAAAGCAGCCGCTTCTAGAGACGCAAAGTAATTACTTTGTTCTATCACATTAGTGCCATCACACATCAAGTTTACTTGTTTAGCAGTCTTTACAGCTACGCCTGTGCCACTAGCAGTTTTTACAGTGATTGTCTGACCTGAAGTGTTTATGATTGCGTATAATTTGCTTCTAGCTGGCACTACGACTGTACCTGCACCTGTCAGATTTGTACCAGTGTCAGTCAACTTTAGTATCGCACAACGCGCTTCAGAACTAGCTCCGTTAGCTTCTGTTAATGTGTGTGAGTTTGTAGTCCAAGTATTGATAGTAGCCATACCAACAATACCTTGTTCAATCATGTCGGTAAGTTCGCCATTTATAACATCACCCCAGCCAGTATCACCAGCAGCGGGCTTACCTAATTTTAAGTTACTAGTGTAAGATGTACTCATTATGTAATCCTTATAAGTGCTGCAGTAGACGTATTAGCTGGCATACCAACTGTAAACGTACTGTTATTACTTGTTTTATCGTCGCCAAAGTCTAATACCATGACAGCTTTATTACCCTGTGTAGCATTATATATTAATGCACCTCTAGCCGTAAAACTACTACTTGCCCAAGTAGCGTCTGAAAAATTAACAAAACCTACACCATCGCCACTAGATACTGTTACACCGCTAAGAGCAACTCCACCAGCACTATAACCATTAGCCGTAGCTACCTGCCCTGCAGTGCTAACGTCGTATATAGTAGTATCCGCATTTAAACTAGCTGTATTAGTGTACAAAGCTATTTTAAAACTATTACTACCGAATACATGTGTACCCTCTAATAGCTCTTTCTTGAATGATGTACATAATCCTTGTGAAATGGCCATTTATTACTCCTGTCTCTGAGGTGGTTGTGCAGGAGCAGGTACAGTCAACGGTTGTGCTGGAGCAGCTGCAGGTCTATAGGAATCACTACTCAATTTGTTTACACTATCCATCAACTGCTGCATGGCTAACGTATATTGTTGATCGTATAACTGAAGAATATCAGGCTCTGCTTTCATAAATCGTGCGGCTTCTACCAACACCCCGTTCAACAAAGCTGAGTCATAATTGGTGCCCAACCACGGCTGTTCTTCCGTACCATCAGTATCTACTATAGAACGTGGTTGATATTGATACTCTATAAGGCATGTAACCGTCGCATCCCATTTAGGAGCAACACTAATCACCATACGTGAAGCAAAATAGTCCTCGGTAGCGCTACTATTTAGGGCGTAATACTTTAATTCTGGTTCAGTTACGTCATCAGGTACGGTTTCCGAAGATGAAGGATATGCTTCAAGTAAGAAATCATAATCTTTTTGTATAAGCGCTTTGCGAGTTACGCCATCCGTCCCTGTTTTTTGAGTCACACTATGTAGGTACAACAAATCTGCAGGTAAGGTTGCTGCTCTGTTAAAACCAATAGTTGTATCTTTCCTTAATATAGGTAAATCTTTGATGAACCCATAGATCTTCTGCTCAGCTTGTCTAATAAACATATTTAGCTGAGAGTTAGTAAAATCCATCTCAGTGATAGTTTCTACATTTTCTTTTATGTCCGCTGCTGTTTGTGCCATATTATTCTACCGTCACCGTAACTGTGCCCGCTTTAATTTCTATTAATGTGTTAGGCCCTGTACCTACTGGATTCCAACCCCAATCTACTGCTCGACTACTGGTATCAGATGAGTCTGCACTTAAACTTTGATCTGGGCGTGGGTTACGCAACGCCTCTGGATCGTTTACAGGATACTCACCTTGCATATTCTGCGGATGATCTGGATCCCAACACGACCTACAAGCTAGTAAACTAGTGCCCTGACGCTTGACTATTACTTCCTTCATATCTCGTAACTTAGTACGAAATCCACATATATCACAGAAGCCAAACGCTTTTTTACCAGTAGCAAACTTCTTCATTAGGGGTATCCAATACGCGGTACAAACCTAGCTGAAGTCTTATCTCTATCTTCACCAGCAGCTAAACTAAACTGCTCGTCATAAATTTGTTTTAACATTACTACCCTGTCAGACAATTCGGGAGTCTTCATAGCAATGTAATACGCTAGCCCAGCCACTAGACAAGGTAAGAATCTAAATGGCATATCAGCTTCATACGCGCCTTCACCTGCATCATCTATGCGTACTAGGTACCAATAATTTATTTTGTAAGTATCATTTTTATCTGGCACAGGCCAAACGTGCAATACTGGCTGAGTTCTAGTTCTATCAACCCAAACCTGTGTTGGTCTACCTTGTGTTAACTTGTTAGGAATACCCGCGTAGACACTCGCACTGGTACGTGTTAAGGGGAGATCTCTTTGTTTAGCTGTATCTCCATCGTCTGTACGCAAGTTTACTTCTAAAAGGTCTATAGCGTGAGTGGTTGTATTGTAGTCTAAATCCCCTTTTACTAGGTCTACTTCCGCTTCTCTTATAGTCCACAGATTAATACCACGATTTGCCCACTCAATGGTAAGCAAGTTCATAGATCTTCTAGCTGTTCTTAGGTCATAACCAGAACGCATCTCACGTCCGGCACGCTCCCATGCTTCCTCAGCAATCTCTGGGAAGTCCATGTTAAATGTTGAAGTACCTGATGTAGCCATTACTTACCTCTACGTTTTACAGACTTAACTCTGCGTGGAGCACCTGCAGGTTGTCCTAAACTTTTCTTTTCTCTTACCTTCTTACTCTTCTCAGAACTAGACATCTCGCCTGACGTTTTAGGAGTCTTAGAAGATACACGTTTACTAGGACGACAGTATGGCGTACCACGACCATCACCTTTCTTTCTACCACAAGCCTTACCTGTACTAACGTCTTTCCAATCTTCCTTGAACCAACGCTTTAACGCAGCACCCTTCGCTGTTTTGCGAATTTTACCACCAGACTTATAGTATGTACGCATTACTTACCAGCCTTTTTCTTCCGGCATTTGGCTATAGCTCCAGACGCATACGCAGAAGGGAAGACCTTGTAGCTGGCCTTCACCTTCTTATAGCATGAGTCCTTTACGGTACCACCTTTTTTGTAGTA